GAGAAAGTGAAGGAGAAATTGACTCAACAGAGGACGAAGAATAATGGCATTAAAGATTGTTCAGTCATATAATCAACATTTTGCTGGTGCTGGTGCCGCAACAACTTCAGTAGGTATCGCATTGAAAACTGGTTATATTCGAGTATCAACTGCAGCAACCGCAGTCTATATTGATATTGGCGGAGCTCCTGTTGCAACAACTAATTCTTTTCATATTCCATCACAATCGACGGAAATTCTAAAAGAAAGAGTTGCAAGACAAAGAATCGCTGGAATTACAACAGGATCGACTACGGTTATTACTTTTGATGAAAACGTAGGTAATCCATTTTCAGTTGGTGATTATGTAACAATTGAAAATGCTTTTCCCGCAGGAATTAACACTTCTCACATTCTTGTTACTGCAACAACAGATTCTTCAACAACAATTGCTTATAACAGCACTGCTTTATCGGGGATTGCGGTAACAACTGCAACTCTTGCAAGAAGTGTAAAGATCTCAGCATTGGGAACTGTTTCAGTAGCAAACTTAAGTATTGCCGAAGTCCAAATTTCATCTCAAGCATAAGAAAATGAAACTCATCACAGAAGAAGTCTCACAAGTTAAGTTTATTACCGAAGGTAAAGGTTCAGCAAAGAAAATGTATATTGAAGGTATTTTCCTTCAAGGTGATATCTGCAACCGTAACGGAAGAATGTATCCGATGGAAACTCTCTCCCGTGAAGTTAATAGATATACAGAAGCCTTTATTAATAAGGGTCGTGCCCTTGGTGAACTTGGACACCCTGATGGTCCAACCGTAAATTTGGATCGTGTTTCTCACAAGATTGTTTCTCTTGAGCAAGATGGAACAAACTTTAGAGGTAAGGCACAACTCCTTGAAACCCCAATGGGAAAAATTGCACAATCTCTTTTAGATTCTGGAGTTTGCCTTGGTGTTTCTTCTCGTGGTGTTGGTTCACTAAAGATGACTAATGAAGGTCATAAAATTGTCGGTGAAGACTTTATGCTTGCAACAGCAGCAGATATCGTTGCCGACCCTTCTGCACCTGATGCTTTTGTTTCGGGAATTATGGAAGGTAAAGAGTGGGTTTGGGAAGGAGGAATCCTTCGTGAAAAACTAGCAGAATCAACAAAGCGTAGAATTAATACACTAGTTGATCAAAGAAGACTTGAAGAGCATAAGTTGAATCTTTTCAACGAATTCCTTTCAAATCTTTAATTTAATAAATAAATATAGATTAAATATTCTCAATCTAAAACAAATGTCCGTTGGTAGAAATTTACAAGAAATGGAAAACGTAGTAACCAAAGGGGCTGCATCTGCCGAACCAATGCATAAGTTAGATCTGGTAACCCCAGGTCAAACCGCTGGTTGGGAAGATCTTGGTGGTCCTACAGTAGACAATTATCGTCCAGACGATGATTCAGCAAAAGTAGATGTTCCTGGCAAAACTCTTGCACAGGTTGCAAATGTTGTCAATGCCAAGGCAAAGGCAGCAGAACCTATGAAGACGATGGCTAAGGAAGAAGTCGAAGACGAAGAAGAACTCGTCGAAGACGAAGCCGCCGAAGAAGAGGTTGTTGAAGAGGAAGAGGAAGAAGAAGTAACCGAAGGCTCTCATTATGAGAGTGGTAAAGTTGATAAAAAAGATAAGAAAAAGAATAATTCTGATGATATGTCAGAAGATGATAAAGAAGAAACAGCTTGTGAAGAGTTTGACATCGAAGAAGATGTCAATGCTCTCCTTGCAGGTGAGGATCTTTCCGAGGAATTCCAAGAGAAAGCCCGCACAATCTTCGAAGCAGCAATCAAAACTAGAGTTGCTGAAATTAAAGAAGATCTGCAATCAGCTTATGAAGCAGCTCTTGTAGAAGAGGTTGCAGAAATCAAATCAGAACTTGTAGATCGTGTTGATGCATACCTTGAGTATGTTGCTGAAGAGTGGATTAACGAAAATGCACTCGCAGTTGAGCACGGTCTTAAGACTGAAATGACTGAATCATTCCTATCTGGAATGAAGAGTCTTTTTGAAGATCATTATGTATCAATCCCTGAAGATAAATATGATGTCATCGAGAGCATGGTAGATAAACTTGATGAAATGGAAGCAAAACTCAACGAGCAAATTCAGAAGAATGTTGCTCTGAATAGAAGATTAGCAGAGTCAGTAACCGAAGTAATTTTTGCAGAGGTCTCTGAGGGTCTAGCACTTTCTCAGAAGGATAAACTCGCTTCTCTTGCCGAAAATGTTGAGTTTGACAGTGAAGCAGACTATCGTGAGAAACTGGTAACACTGAGGGAATCATACTTCCCATCAAATACTGGTACTCAAAGAAACGTTTCGGAAAATCTTTCTGAAGAAGTTGAATATAATGATGAAGTAATTGTTGAAGGTGTAATGGGCAGATATCTTCAGACTCTTTCCAGAGTTTCTAGAAAGTGATTTCTTAATTATAAATCAAACTAAAAAACAACACTTTTAAAAAGAGGTAAATCAAATGCAAATGTTCAATGCCGAGCATCTGCAGGAGAAGTGGGCACCAGTCCTTGACTATCAGGGACTAGATGCAATCAAAGATTCGCATCGTAGAATGGTTACTGCTGTCCTGCTCGAAAACCAAGAAAAGGCACTCCGCGAAGAGCGTGAGTTCCTCTATGAGGCTCCAATCACCAACAACACCAACACTGGTTCAAACGCTGGTTTCTCAGCTGGTGCTTCTTCACCTGTTGCTGGTTTCGACCCTGTTCTGATCTCACTGATCAGACGTGCAATGCCTAACCTGGTCGCTTATGACCTAGCTGGCGTTCAACCAATGAACGGTCCTACTGGACTCATCTTCGCAATGCGTTCACGTTACAGAACGATGTCAGGTAGCCCTGGATCGGAAGCTCTGTTCAACGAAGCAGATACCGCATTCTCAGGTCAAAGTGCTAACTTCAACAGAACCTCTGGTTTCGTTGATGGTGCCGTTGGTCTTGGTACAACTGCACAAGCAGGTTCAAACCCAGGTCTTCTCAACCCACAAGCTTCTCAAGCATACAACACCTATAACACAGGTGAGGGTATGAGAACTGATGACGCAGAAGCACTTGGTGGTGATTCTGGTCAGTTCAACGAGATGGCATTCTCGATCGAGAAAGTCACCGTTACCGCTAAGTCACGTGCTCTGAAGGCTGAGTACTCACTTGAGCTTGCTCAAGACCTCAAGGCAATCCACGGTCTGAATGCTGAGGCTGAACTCGCAAATATTCTCTCAACCGAGATTCTTGCTGAGATCAACCGTGAAGTTATCAGAACCATCTATAAGGTTGCTGAGTCGGGTGCCCAGAACAACACTGCTACTGCTGGTACTTTTGACCTCGACGTTGACTCCAATGGTCGTTGGTCAGTTGAGAAGTTCAAGGGTCTGATCTTCCAGATCGAGCGTGACGCAAACGCTATCGCCCAGAGAACTCGTAGAGGGAAGGGTAACATGATCCTCTGCTCCGCTGATGTTGCTTCGGCACTCACAATGGCAGGCGTTCTTGATTACACCCCAGCTCTGAACGCAAACCTCAATGTTGATGATACTGGCAACACCTTCGCTGGTGTTCTGCAAGGTAAGTATCGCGTATACATTGATCCATATTCGGCAAACGTATCCAACAGCCACTACTATGTTGTTGGTTATAAGGGTTCCTCGCCTTATGACGCTGGACTCTTCTATTGCCCATATGTTCCTCTCCAAATGGTACGTGCCGTTGGTGAGAACACCTTCCAGCCAAAAATCGGCTTTAAGACCAGATACGGTCTTGTTGAGAACCCATTCTCACAAGGCACCACTGCTGGTGCTGGTACTCTCACTCCTAACGCCAACCGTTACTACAGAAGAGTACGTGTTGAGAACCTTATGTGATCTCAATTCACGTGTAAGTCAGAGGGTCTTCGGACCCTCTTTTTTTATCTAAATAAAAATAAAACACGATGGCAAGCGTATTTGATAGACAAATACAGAATAGGAATTACCTTTCTCCAATTGGATTTAAGTTTACCCTTGCAAAAGAACCAAAGGTAACTTTCTTTTCAAACTCAGCAAGAATTCCAGAAATAAATTTAATCCTGGCTAGACAACCATCATATTTGAAGGACATTGATATTCCTGGAGAAAAATTGACATATGGTGATTTTAACTTAAGGTTTCTTGTTGATGAGAACATGGAAAACTATATGGCAATCCACAACTGGTTGACTGGATTGGGTTTTCCAGAAACCACTACTCAATACCAAGATCTAACTACAACTTCTCTTGGATTGAGAGATGAAAAATCAGCGTTTAGTGATGGATCTCTTCGTATCCTAAATAGCAACTACAAAGATATTGCAATCATTAAATTTTTGGATCTTTTTCCAGTCTCTTTGACTTCCCTAGAGTTTACGGCAACGGATACAGATATCAACTACTTTACAGCAGAGGTATCTTTCAAGTATACTGTATATCAGATATTAGGTATTGACGGAAGACCACTATGAACCTTGATGAAATTCAGGAAATGTGGCAGAGAGATTCTGTCATTGATCCTGATAATTTACATGATGAATCTTTAAAAATTCCTCAACTTCACGCTAAGTATTATACAATCTATAATACGATTACTTTGTTGCGTGAAAAAGCAAGGGAAACTTTTAATCGTGTCAGACTTGAACGTTACAACTATTACACTGGAAAGGCACCACAAGAGGTTTATGAGGAAGAACCGTTTCCGTATAAAGTTCGTGACAAAGAGGCAATACAAAGGCATATGGATGGGGATGAGAGACTAAGTAAGATAGAACTCAAAATAAGATACTATGACATTATGCTCAAGTTTTTGGAAGAAGTAATCAAAACAATTTCTAATCGAACGTTCCAAATTAAAAATGCTATTGAGTGGCATCGGTTCCAGGCAGGGTTTAACTAAATAAAAATAAACTGTCTATAAAATGAAGACGTTTAAAGAGTTTATAAAAGAAGCATCTAAAGAAGAAGCACAAGCAAGATTAAATGCTTTACCACCAGAAGAAAGAGATAAAAGACACGTTAGAAAAGTAGGAAGATCTGGAACGGAAAATTGGGGTCTTAAATTAAAATCATCTCATCAAGGACAATTAAGCAGAAGAAAAACTAATTTAAGACCCCTTTCACAAAGTGAATTGGAAGATCATGCCAAGAGAAACTTATATCCATCACCAAAACAAACGGCACAACAAGCTATTAATATTGAAAGATCTAGAAAGTCAAGTCAAACAAAGGAAAGAAATAGAAGGCAATCAGAAACTGGGCAACAACATCATATAGATCATATTGTCCCTCAAGCAGATAAAACAAAATATCCAGAAAGACATAATAGAATACGTCCTGGAGATGTTTCTGATAATAGAAGAGTTATTTCAAAAGATGAAAATCTAGCAAAAAATTCTAGAAATACAGAAAAATCTACCTTAACAAGATCTTCTGCTATTAGAAGGGCTTTAAAAAGAGTGGGTTAAGATAACCAAATAAATATTCATAACTGATATTTTATGAATGTCACACTTGGTTATATCGAAAAAGAATGAGGTATATCTTCAGGTAAAAGCAGAACCACACGTCTATTATGAACTTGCAGATCAGTTCACGTTTGACGTACCAGGTGCTAAATTTATGCCCCAGTTTCGCAACAGACACTGGGACGGAAAAATACGCTTATTCAATACACAGACTGGTGAGATCTACGTTGGTTTATTAGATAAACTCACTCGTTTCTGCGAGAATCATGATTATACTTATGAGTTCGTAAATAATAAGTTTTATGGTCTTCCTTTTGAAGTCAATGAAATGATTTCAAAAGAAGGTGTTAAAGATTACATTACTTCTATTAGTAAGTATGCTCCCCGTGAATATCAAGTAGAGGGAGTATACGACGCTTTAAGACATAATAGAAAGTTGTTGATATCTCCAACTGCTTCTGGAAAGTCGTTGATGATATATGCGATTGTGAGATATTACGTTGAGAAAGGGCAAAATACTCTGATAGTCGTTCCGACGACATCCCTTGTAGAGCAGATGTATAAAGACTTTGCAGATTATGGGTGGGACGTGGGTTCATTTTGCCACAAGATATACGCAGGGAAAGAAAGAGAAACAGACTCTCAGGTAATTATCACAACCTGGCAGTCCATCTACAAACTTCCCCGACAATATTTTTCAAGATTTAATGTGGTCGTTGGAGATGAAGCACACCAGTTTAAATCAAAGTCATTAGTATCTATAATGACAAAACTTTCTGATGCAAAATATCGTTACGGTTTTACAGGAACTCTAGACGGAACTCAAACACACAAGTGGGTTCTAGAAGGTTTATTTGGTCCTTCGTACAAAATCATTCGAACTGACGAACTGATGCAGAAGGGTCACGTTGCCACATTAGATATTAATATTCTTCTATTGAAACACCCACCAAATAAGTTTGAGACTTTTGAAGATGAGGTTCAGTATATTATTAATCACGAACGTAGAAATAAATTTATTCGAAACCTTGCCCTTGATCTCAAAGGTAATACTTTGATCTTGTTTTCAAGAGTGGAAGGTCATGGGCAACCTTTATATGAACTCATAAATAAGAGTATCGCTGAAAATCGCCACGTGTTCTTTGTTCACGGTGGTGTAGATACTGAGGATCGAGAAAAAGTTCGAGAAATCACTGAAAAAGAAAACAATGCAATCATCGTTGCTTCTTACGGGACTTTTTCTACTGGTATTAACATCAGAAATCTACATAATGTCATCTTTGCTTCCCCTAGTAAATCAAGAATCAGAAACCTCCAATCAATCGGAAGAGTTCTAAGAAAAGGAGACAACAAAACAAAGGCAACTCTATATGACATTGCCGATGATATCAGTTATAAGTCAAGAAAAAATTATACACTTAATCATTTAATCGAAAGAATCAAAGTTTATAACGAAGAAAACTTTAATTATGATA